GGATGCTCTGCTAAATCCTGCAGTTTGAGATCCTAGTTTAGAAGTTATAATAGCGTCTATAGCGGTATCTCTAACCGGGACCCATACAATACCATTCCATCTATATTGTTTATTATTATCAGTAGTGGCAATCCATAAATCTCCATCTATCAAACCAACAGTAGGAGCGGTTGCTTGACAATATACTCGGTTTTTTGTACCAGCCAAGGTACTAGCGGCATCTGCTAATGTTTTGGCTGTAGTCGAACATTTATTGAGCAAAGTTATTTTTGCATCATAGTAATTCTTGAAAGCAGTTCTAAATGAAGTACCAACAATATCACTATTGGTGGTTAAATCAGCCATCAAAGGGGTGATATATGTGCTCAGTGTACTGTAAGCAGTATCATAAGTATTTTTCTCTGTTATTATTCCATAAGCAGTAGCGATAGCATCCATAGAAGCAACTTCGGATACTATGGTATCCCATTCTTTTTTAGTGTTTTGCTTTTCTCCTGGAGTTAATTTATTATCATTGGCAATATCTGATAATAGATTATTTGCAGTAGTAGCAGAGGATTGTGCATTATAAGCATTTAGATATATTATACCAACTGCATTAGTTGGTGTTGCTCTCCAAGCTAAGGTTCCAGAAGAACCATGATTAGCATCTTCATAACGATATATATCAGCAGTAGTGGGTGGAGTATGCCCATCCGTGTCTATCCATATATCATTAAAAACCATTCCAATAGTTGGAGCACTGGTTTGAAAGAATCCTTGTATTTGATTATTCCAAGCAGTAGAACTGGATATTGATTTATCAATTATAGAGCCATCTGCAATATTATCACTAGTTAATTTCCCTTGTAATGTCATTTCCAAAATTTTAAAGTTCTCATTTATATAACCAAGAACTGTATCTGGTATACGTTTAGTAGCGTCTGCTATAGTATACAATTTTTCAAAGAAACCCATATTACTTCACCTTCTCTTTTACCTTACCACCGAAGGTCATTTTATCAATAGTAATGGATGCAGTAGTCTCTAGTTTAACCGTAAGATTATAGAATTTATTAGATTTTGCCTTTACCACTACAGTTTTACCTGGAGAAGCTGTAGGTATAGTATAAGGAAATGCAGTTGAATAAGTTCCATTATCCTCTTTAAGATAAAGATTAAGAATTCCCCCTGCCGCTATCTCTCCCATTTCTATGGCTATATTCCTAACACGTTTCTTTCTTCCAGGAGCACCTAAATCCATAGGATCCGAAATCCAATTAGAAGTAATAGCGGTTGAATCATCAAGAGTACCTGTCTCTAATTTATATACTTTCTTATCAGCAGTGGCACAGTATAAATCGTTCCCATCAAGGCAAAATTGATTTATAGAAAATGGATATTTAACTATTACCCATTTTCTAGTCATGGTATCATATATCAAAACTATATCATTACTGGTGGACCCCTTAGCCGCGATTGCCAACCAGTAACAGTTATTATAACCAATGGCACAAGAATAGGATAACCTAGCAGTATTAACTATATCCTCAAATCTGCCTAGGTCAAATGAAACTGGTTGAATACCAGAGCCAGCATACCCATATACCCCATCTTGGGATAGAAGATATACTCTCTCATTGACGTTTGCTATACTTCTATTATTAACGGCCCCAACTGGACCTATTAAAATCTTCGTAAAATCATCAATACTGGAACCATATATTGCATAGGTTGAAAATTCATTGGCAACTACCAAGTGTGTTAGTATTCTAGCTAATCCCTTTACTTTATCTCCACTATCCTCTGATATTCTTATGTAATGATCTGTATTTAAAACGGTAGGAACACCATTGATGTCAAAATCGGTATAATACACGAGGGTAGGTTCAGTACTATCGTTACACCATAATCTAGTCTTGTGTGCCTCTATAACAGTAAAAGTTGGAGCACCAGTCATAGCGGCTAAAGTAGAACCATCATAGGATAACATGTTAGAGCCATTTCCCATATAAACTTTGTCGAAAAACGTAGCATTATCAAATATCGCGTTACTACAGTTGGTTTTAAGTGCTGGGGTATCCCAAGCTGATAAATCAGTCTTGGCCTTCCATAAATTAGCTCCCTCTGCTCCTAGAAAGTATTTCGTTCCAGCTTTGGTTTGAAACATGAAAAAGGAATCCACAGCGGTGGCAGAAGCAGGTATTTTAGTAAGAGATCCCTTCCTAACTCTTAGAGAGGTATCTCTTACTTCGAAATTCTGCATACTAGATGCTATTACATCCTTTTTATTCCTTACGGAGGAGTATCCACCAAAACCGGGTATAGTGTGAACAAAAGGTTGCATTAGATACCCCTCCTTATTCTTCTTCTCTTCTTAAAGAGTTTCATTCTATCATTTATTGATCTCTGGAATTCACTTACATATTCCATTAATCTTAGTTGGCCGAGGGTTTGATTTTTAGCATTATCTTCATCATCATTAGTAAGATGTCGATGGGCTATCCATAAGGCACAAGGCTTATCAAATACCTGATTTACTGTCATAGCTGTACCAATGGTTGCCAACTCAGTTGGTAATATAAAGTAGGAAAGTTTATAATGTCCATCTGTGTTAAAGGATATTTTATCGTCCTCAATGGTGTAATCTGAGTATTCTCTATAAAAATCAGTATCAGCTACAACGGAAGTTGTGTATTCCTCTACCTTGTATTCAGTTATAAAAGTTGCAGGTAAAGGATATTTTGTAAGCCTTGTAGAATTAACAAAATTCTGCGAAGCTTTTATTCCGGCATTCCCTCTTAAATTATTCATTAGGAATTCGTTTATCCAAAGTAGGGCATTAGCATCAGTGATGGTGTCCGCTTCTGTGTAGGATTCAGCCAGGGCTTTTAGTTGGGTTCCAGTTTTGTTAGCCATGTTACTACCCCCAGTTTAAATAAATCTACCCATTCGGGCATGGTAAACTTTTTCTTCTGCTGACAATAAACGGTTGAATCTTGCAGAATAAGCAAACCTTCCGGCATAATACCGAGTTGCATTTCCGGCACCCAACAGAGATAATAGTGGATTAGTGTTTGCAATGGTGGTATCGGCACCCCAGTTTATTACCGTTGTCCCTGGTACTTCTACTCCATTAGAAAATACCTCTATTGTTTTATTAACAATATCTACCTCTACATGTACTAAATAGATACCATCTGCCAGAGCATCGGTGGATGTAAAACTAGAGGCAGCTTGTGAACTTAACCCAGTCCTAACGTAAACAATTAGCTTCCTGGCATCATTTAATGCCGTGGTAAACCTGCTTATGCCGTTATTGTCGGCGCATGATTCATAGGACAGATACTGCCATCCTGCTCCTACTGCCTCTACCACGCCAACACGGGTAAATGCGCTTTTGCCCTTGCAACTAGCGCCAACCGGAACCGTCACAATGGAACTGGAGCCGTTAAAACTCGCCATCACCGGGACAAGCGGGTTAGGGCCTGCTTGGAATAGGGTTACATTATTATATGTGCCGTCTAATCCTGCACCACTTATGTCATTAGCTACCACACCTGATTGCTCATCCATAGGAAGCAGGTACTCAAGTCCTGGTGTCTTCAAAAGAGCCCTTAAAAGATTCTTTCTCATCAACATGAACTCATCACCTACGCTTTACACATAAGCTTGATTGTCCGAGCCTCTGTAGTTTGAGCCGCCGAAGCTACCAGAGAGATGAATCCTACCCCAGCTAACATGGAAGCATAAGCATCAATACTATAGATTGTATCTACTGCTACGGTCATAGCCGGGAATGTCTGCCCTACATCATTCTTAATGGTCTGCTTATCGCCACCCGTAACAGCACTACCTTTAATGGTTAGCGTTGCGGTATCCCATCCAGCAGGCATAAGAAAGCTAAAATATTTGTATTTTCTTATATCAATTTCGGTTGAAACTGTACCATCTTTAGCTATAATACAATCAACTACATCACAGCCATTACCTATTAATATTTCACTACCATGATCTTCTCCAATAGCATAACCATATTGATCCCATGGCATATTAATTACCTCCCCACGTTCCGCATGAGAAATGCGGTATTCCTACTATTTTATCATAATTATCCAGGGTAATACTTTCTATCTGGTTGCTTAAATTCCTGGCTTTACGTTTTTCAGCTTCATCTTCGGATCTTTCCAATTCAATAATATAATCCTGTAACCTACGTCTTGCCAAGTCATTCTTTCTTAATTGAGTTAACACTCCTGCATGAAGTTGTCCAGGCTCCACGAACATCACATGTCTATTTTCTCTCTTGATTTGATACTTTCCTCTCCTTTTATCTAAAGAGAGGGAGAGTGCAGGGTCAATATCCTTGACCCTGCTAGCTATATTGAACATGTCTCCCTCAATATACATTATATTTCTCCTCTCTTAAGTTGCAGTTTTAGCTACATGAGCAACATCAAACTGCGCACCGTCAGCAATGATATATTCCACTTCCACTATACAAGCTGGGGTAGCGGCAGTATTACCATTTGTTACTGTAAGAGTAATAACATTACCTTCCAACAATTTCCGGTTGGCTACAATTGCGGTGATAGTTAAAGCATCAACAACACCTGCATCTGGGAATAATACAGTATTAGTGTAAGTCTTAGAAGCCAGAGTTACAGCGGCTTTTTCAATTAACCATGCCGAAGTATTACTGGCATCAATATCTGCATCCGCCCCTTGAGGTAAAATATTAACCCCAAGTAATTCAGCCGTACAGGGTACACGGAATAATGGAAGATCTGCAACATCTACACCTGCGGCTAAAGCGGCTATAGGTATATTCACTGATCTTTTCTTTAGGGCTTGTCCTACATTTTTAGGTTGTAACAAAGTATTTCACCTTCCTTTCTAACCTTGAGGATTAAACCTCAAGGTCCAATAGTGCAGCATTTTTATTAGGAGCAGAGCAACCAAGAGTTGCATAGCAGAACAATACTGCTTCATAAGCATCTACACCAGATACGCGGCTCAGGATAGCACCGTCTTTATCCATCCAGTCAAGGTCGGACATTCTGTAGAACTGAATAGTGCTTTCATCCAGGAATATAATACGATTAGGCATACAATGACGGTCAACGGTAAAAGGTTTACCGTTATATTCAAGAGCATCAAAACCACCATCAAGCTTCATGGTGTTAACGAAACGACCATCAGCCCGAACCAGAGCAAGATAACGTCTACGTACTGCACGAGAGGTTAACATAAGAGAGATTTCTCCACCCTCTTCTTCGGCGGCATCCCAAGATTCCTGCATAAGGTCCAGGGTGTATTTACGGAGAACACCAGCGTTGGAACTTACATTGGATTTCCAGTATTCATTACCAGCAGTTGAGCGATCAATACCACCAACCAATAGGCCAGCCCTAGGATTAGTTAAACTGATAATTCCACCAAGACCCATCATTTCCAGAGCATATGATCCCTTACGAACAACATAATCGTTGTCAGCGGCATCAGCATGGAAAGCGGCGGTTTCACAAGCAGTAGAACTGGTTTTAGAAGTTATGGTCTTATCACCAACATTAGCTCTAGCATCACCAGCAGTAACGGAAGCAGGATCAACCAAGTTTACAATCATTCCTTTATTGATATACATAGTCCCAGGATTATCCATAGTCAATGTAGTACCAGTTGCAGGGTCACCATTTACAAGACCCAAAACACCAGATCCATCACCATGACATTGACGGTTCAGATCATCTTTAAGATCTTTGGTCATTCCCTGAATTTCGGCATCTGCCGCCTTCACAAAAGCATATTTATTGGACTTGGAAGCCAAAATGGTAGGGCCAGTAAATTGAATACGACCATAATTATACGCACATTTGTATTTGGCCTGTTCGTATGCTTGTGCTCCAGCAGTAGGAAGAGTACCTCCATCTGCTCTTGCACCAACTCCGGAGTTACGACCAGTATGCAGAGCTACAACGGCCTCATTACCGCCTACGTCCTCCTCATTCTTCTCCAGACGGGTTAGCAGTATATGACTGTTATATATTTGTTCTCTTATAGTTCCCAAATAATCCTCTTTT